CAGGCTGAGGGGTATGTGTCTGTTTCGCCAAACCTTGATATGAAAGTTCAAGCCAACATTGTTGCCGCTGCGCTGGGCGAACCCATTGAGTATGTTTGCGGTTTACCCATGCCTGATTTTGCAAAATCATGCCAACGGGTACAAACTTTTTTGCTCAAATAGGTATTGATCCCCGCGGTGAGGCAATAGATGTACAGCTGATGACAGTTGCACGTTTTCTGTCCTGTTCAGAACCTTCCACCCCCATTAGCTACTGGCTTTCTTTACCGCTCCCCCGGCTGGTGAAGTGGATAAGTATCTATAGCCACGAAACGTCTGGCAACCTCAGGCGGTGAAGTCCGTCAGGATGAATGACGAAGTAGCTCAGATGTCCCTCTGCTCGGCCAAGATTATTGACAGTAGGGATAACAGTACATAATATTGTGTTAATAGTTCACACAGGGGGCGTTATGGCAAGAACAACCAGCGTGACGATTGGTGAGCAGCTTGACGCTTTCATCAATCGATTAATAGACAGCGGTCGTTACGGTTCAACGAGTGAAGTTATGCGCTCAGCGTTGCGGTTACTTGAGCAACAGGAAATGAATGATGAAGCTGTCCGCCAGGCTGTCGTTGCCGGGCTGGAAAGTGGTGAAAGTCCGTTATCGCTGCGGGATATCGCGGCGCAAAGGAAGCTAAAGCATCGTGTATAAGCTCTCCGAAAGAGCCACAGATGATTTCGCCGGAATTTATGACTACACGCTGCTTAAATTCGGTGAGACTCAGGCAGATCATTATACGGATGCACTGGAAGCATTTTTTGGTACGCTGGTCGCAATGCCAGAGATTGGACGGGATTATTTTGTTGTTCCTGGTGTGATGCGCGTTGAGTTTCAGCGGCATACCATTTTTTATACCGCCCGTGAGACGGATATTTTGATTGTGCGTATTTTGCACCAACAGATGAACTACTCCCGCCATTTATGGTAAAGAAAATAACCGGCCTGGCATGAAGTTTGCCCGCCCGAAGTCGAAAACGAATACTCATCAGAGGCTCTGACAGTTCACGCTGTTGGGGCTTTGTCATTTTAAGCATCCCTTAATACTCTCTTTCGGTATTCATATCCCGAATATCCCAACCAAGATAAGTGAGGCGAGCCGTGGCAGGGAAAAACTTTCAACTGGCGTTCGTGGTTGGCGGTAAGGTCGCCGCTTCTCTCCCCAAAAGTCTGGGTAAGGCTTCAGAGGCTGTTGCCAGATTGAATCAAGAATTGTCAGGGATCAGGCAACAGCAAGGCTCGGTAAAGAAACTTCAGGACATGAAACTCAAGGTCGGGCAGACCGCCAGGGAATATCACCAGGCGGCTGCTCGTGTTGAACAGCTACATCAGCAGATCAGTCAAACAGAATCGCCTACGCGCGTGATGACGCGAGAGTTTGAACGGGCAAAGACGCAGTCATCAAATTTGCGTGGTGCATTAAGGAAACAACGTCAGGAATTGGCCACGTTAAAGCGGGGATATAACGAAGCCGATACCTCAGCGAAAAGGTTGGCGTTTCGCCACCAGGAGCTTGCCGCAAATGCTGAGAAAAATAGACTGGCACAGTCCCGCAGCATTGAACAGGTTCACCGGTATAAAGCCGCTTTAGATGAGGCGCGACGTAATATACAAGAGACAAAACGTGCGCAGGAAGCGTTAAATCAGGCGCTGGAACAACAACAGGCGCTTAAAGCGTCTGAACTGGGGGAAACGAAAGGAAAGTTATTGTCTTCTGTGACCCAGACCGCTGCGGTTGCGGGTGGCTCCATGCTGGCGGCGAATAAAGCGGCAAATTTTAACCGCGAGAATCAATTGATTGGCAACACTGCTGATATGTCGTCACATGAAGTTAAAGCGATGGGCGATGCGATGTTAATAACGGCCCGACAAACCGGACAGTTCGCTGACGACATTCAGGCGGCACAAGGATATTTGGTCGCCGCGGGTCAGGACTATCGGGAAGCTCAGGCAAATCTCAAAACCATAGGCCGGACCGCGACAGCAACCGGAGCGGATATTCTTGATGTCTCAAAGGCCACGTTCATTCTCGGTGACGCTTTAAAAATCAATCCGCAAGAGATGCAGGCCGCCCTCGATATTTTGGTGCAGTCAGGTAAAGAGGGTAATTTTGAATTTAATGATATGGCGAAAACCTTGCCTGTTCTGGGTGCCCAATTCCAATCACTGAAAATGGGAGGCAAAGAAGCTGCTGCTACGATGGGGGCGGCGTTGCAGGTTGCACGAAAATGGGCTTCAACGTCGGACGAAGCCGCTAATAATATGAAAAATTTTATGGGGAAAATTCTTTCTCCAGCCACGCTAAAAAGAGCAAAGAAAGACTTCGGTATTGATATGTACGCCGTTATCACTAAGGCGCAAAAAACCGGTAAGAATCCGTTCGAAGCGGCTATGCAAGCCATTATAAAAATGACCAAAGGGGGCGATCAAAAGTTAATTGGGCAGTTATTTGCTGATATGCAGGTGCAAAATTTTGTTCGTCCAATGATCCAGAACTTCAAAGAATACGAGGCCATTAAGGAAAAGGCGTTATCCGCGACAGGGGTTATTGATCGTGATTTTGTCACCATGACAAAAGAAAACGCTCAACGACTTAAAGATCTGCGGATTGCAGCAGACACCGCCAGCAATAGTTTCGGTCAGGCATTACAGCCCGCAATGGAACAGGTGTTAGCTGTAGTGGTTCCTATGGTAACGGTGATGGCGGAATTCATTGCTAATAACCCGAACCTGGTGGCCCAGATAACACTCATCACCGGTGCCATGCTGACGTTCAGAACCGCCATTCTGGCTTGTCGGGTGGCCATGTTGGCATTAGCGGTAGCCACTAAAATGACGCCATTGGGCTGGATCCAAATCGTCATTATGGCGGCGGTTGCGGCAGGTATCGCTTTATACGAAAACTGGGGGGCAATTAAGGCTTGTGCCTTGGCGTTATGGCCAAAAATCAAAAGCGTAGGGGTAGAAGCGCTTGAAACGCTTAAATTCGCCTTTATGAATTTTACTCCCGTGGGCTGGCTAATCCAGGCATTTCAGGTAGGCAAAAGTTTTCTCATGTCTATCGACTGGAGCCAGCCAGGACAGCAGATTATTCAGACGCTTATCGATGGTATCAAAGCAAAGGCCAATGCGTTAATTGATGAGGTCAAAGATATCTTTACCGAGGTCAGGGATTATCTCCCGTTTTCTGATGCCAGGCTGGGTCCCTTTTCAGAACTGACAAGATCAGGTGCAGCAATCATGGGGACGCTGGCTCAAGGGGTTAATGATTCGAACAGTCTCCAGACTGCCATTTTGGGGAAGTTCAATGACTCAATGGTCGCTGGTGGTATCAGTGATGCTAACCAAATGGTCACGTCAGGAACGGGAGGCATGGGAGGAATCGGGTATGGCTCATCTATTACTTTTGCCCCGGTGATACATCTTCCTCCTGGTAGCCCAGAGGAAAACAAAACGGCAGTTGAACGCGGATTGAAAACGGCTTTAGATGAATTTGAACGCAAAATGAAATACATAACCTATCAGGATAGGCGACTAAATTATGGCTAGTATCTATACAACGACTCAAGGGGACGCATGGGATCATATAAGTTTTAAGGTCTATGGTGACGAGTTTCATGTTCATTATCTTATGGAAGCTAATGCCGATCATCGTTATGTGTCTTTGTTTTCTGGTGGCATCGAACTCAAAATCCCAGCGGTCGAACCCAAATCTGAGGCAGAAGATCGCTTACCTCCCTGGAAAAGGGGGAGATAATGCTTAATACATTATTTAGTGTGCATTACGAAGGAAGAAACATCACTGCTGATATTGCTGAGGATGTGCTTTCCATCTCTTACACTGACAACGAAGATGGCAAAGTTGATGATGTTTCCCTGCTCCTGAAAGATGATAGCCACAAATGGACCGGTCCCTGGATGCCTGAGAAGGGGGATTTCTTTAAAGTCGCTTTGCTCCCTGATGGAATGGCGGCTTTGCATTTTGGCCAGGTACAAGTTGATGAGATATCAGCCAGCGGCCCACCATCGGTTATCGAAATAAAAGGGGTATCAGTCCCGATAAAATCAGGTGTACGACGGTTGTTAAAAACCAGGGCATGGGAAAAAACCACCTACCAGGGCATTGCTCAGAAAATAGCGTGTTGCGCTGATTTAGAATTCATATTTTTAGTCGATAAAGATGATGATCCGTATTATGAACGAGTAGACCAGACGGAAGAGAGTGATCTGTCTTTTTTGAATCGGTTGGCACAAGACGAAGGCTTTTCTTTAAAAGTCACTGATAGTCAGCTCGTTGTTTTCGAACAAGCGATGTTTGAAGCGAAAGAACCGGTGGCACGGTTTACACTGGGTGAGGATGCAATAAAATCCTGGTCATTCAACAACCAATCCTATGATGTTTATAAAAGTTGTACCTGTAAGTACCGTATCCCCAAAAAGAAAAAATCAATCCACTACACTTATATTGATCCAGACATTGAAGATGGTCTCAATCTAAAAATCAGAAAGTTAGTGGCCAACCTGGCTGAAGCCAGGCGTAAAGCCAAAGCGGCTCTGCGCCGCAAAAATTGTTATCAATATACCGGGCATCTGACGCTGGTTGGTGATACCCGGCTGTGTGCTGGCGTCACAATAGCTATTGGTGGTTTTGGCGGATATGACGGCAAATACATCATTGAAAAAGCCATTCACAGCTTAGACAACAACGGTTATACCACCGCGCTTGAACTGCGCCGAGTCATCATCGGGTACTAATATATGGATCTCGAACGTATTCTTTCCCAGCTCGTGAGAGTGGGCACGGTCACGTCTGTTGATGACCGAGCCGTTACTGCCCGGGTGACATTTGATGATCAGGATGATGTGGTCTCGCATAATCTTTCGGTTGTGGTTAAAAACACCTATAGCAATGCCGATTACTGGATGCCTGATGTGAATGAGCAGGTGCTATGTCTTTTTCTACCGGTTGGCATTGAGCAAGGTTGGATCCTGGGGAGTTTCTACGATGAGGCTACATTGCCACCGGCAGTGAGTGGTGATCTCCGCACGGTCAAATTTGGCGATGGGACGACTATTTCTTATGACCGGTCACTGAAAAATCTCACTGTCAATGCTGTTGGGGATGTCAATGTCACGGCAGCAGGCAAGGTCGTCATCAAAGCCAGTAAAGTCACTATTGATGCCCCCGAGACGGAGATCACCGCCAAGACGTTGATCAAGGGAAAACTGACCTTCATTAACGGAATATCAGGCAGCGGTGGCAAAGGTCACACTATGGCGATCTCTGGCTCGGTTAAAGTAACCGGCGGTGATGTCATTGTTGATGGTATCGGTGCAAAATCTCATCATCACACAGCCCAGGGAGAGCGTGCGCCCACGACATCGGCCCAGAAATAAGGAGTCAATATATGTTGGTTGGATGTTTTGGCAATATCCCGTTTTTATCGTCTTCCTTTGTTGTTCACACCTTTAATGATTTTAAACGTACCTCAACAGTTCGCCTGGCTCAACATGATGTTATTGGTTTGAAACCACAACTGGAGCTTATCGGCCCAGCGTTAGACAAAGTGGACTTTATGCTGCGTTTAGACACGTCCTTGGGGGTCAGACCGCTATTGTCTCTCAACGCGTTACGATTGTTAAAAAACACAGCAGAATCAAATCCTTTGCTAGTTAGCACTCAATATGTTGGCAATTTTATCCTGACCAATATTTCAGAGAACTGGCGCTACTTTGGACCACATGGTGCACCACGGGTGATCATCGTATCGGTGAGCCTGCTTGAAAGCGGGAGCGAATGGCTGAATGACACGGTAGTGAGCATCAATGAGGGGTTTAAATCGGGCTTTAAATAGCAGGTGGTTTATGAGCATAACGTTAGAAGTGATGGCATCACAACATCTGCGGGTGAACTGGTCACCGTTAACCTTGGTTGAAGAGGTCATGCAGAATGTGGCCATGATTATTTCAACGTCAGTTGGCACAGTTCCTTATAACCGACAACTCGGTATATCCGGTGAGGCTATTGATGCTCCTCCACTCATCGCTCGAGCGGCAATAACCCGGGAAATTATTCAAAAAATTGCCAGATACGAACCACGGGCAATTATCCACGAAATCAGTTTTGTCGATGCAGTGAATACGGAAACTGACATCGTTGTCCCGAAACTTATCATAGGAGTTAAACCATGATCCCGCGCGGGAGTTTGCCGCCCATCAGTTTTGCTGAAAAATCCCCATTACGTATTGTTGCGAATGCTGTCTCAGTGTTCGAAAAGTTGCTGGATACGCAACTTGCGTCAGCGGATCTACGACGTATATTTATTGAGTCATTATGCGCGATCATTGTTCAGCAACGCGTGGTTATTGATTTTGCAGCCAAGCAAAACTTATTGAGTTATGCCACGAAAGAGTACCTCGATGCCTTGGGCTATTTATTGGACGTCAAACGACTGGGTAGCCAATCATCAATGACGACGATGAGATTTGTGCTTTCTGCAATTCAACCGAGTGTTTATATCATTCCGATAGGGACGCAATTTACCAATGGAACGCATCTATTTGAATCAACTGAATTGCTGCAAATTCCCAGCGGTACATTAGTGGGTGATGTCAAAGTTAAAGCATTAGTTCCAGGAACTGCTTCAAATGACTTATTACCGGGGCGAATCAATACTCTGGTCACGCCATTACCCTTTGTTACCTCGGTGAGCAACAACTCGACGACATCTGGTGGTGCCGATATTGAAGATGATGAAAATTTTGCTGAGCGCATTCACTTAGCGCCAGATTCATTCTCTGTGGCAGGCCCGGAAGAGGCTTATAAATATTGGACACGGACTGCTAACCAGCTTATCAGGTCTGTTTCTGTTATCAGTCCTTCCCCTGGCGTCGTTGAAGTGCGTCCGTTATTGGTTAATGGGGATTTGCCATCTGAAGATATCTTGCTTGAAGTCCGTGATGTGTTGAACGCGACGTCTATTCGTCCTCTTACTGACTACGTAAAAGTACTTTTACCCAAAATTATCTCATACCAGTTAAACGTCGATTATTGGATAAGTAAAACCAATAAGAATTTGGCTGTTGAAATCCAGTCCCGAGCAGCAGCGGCAATAGACGAATTTGTATTATGGCAGCGGTCGGAGCAGGGGCGTGATATTAACCCTGATCAATTAACGGCATTGCTGAAAAATGCGGGTGTTAAACGAGCAACAATCAGGAGTCCAGGCTTTACCGTTATAGATAAGACAGAAGTTGCTCAGGAAACCCATGTCAGGGTTAAATTCATGGGGGTAGAGGATGATTGATCTCACTTCAGTCAGTCTCATGGACGTTTTGCCCGATAGCTTAAAAGGTGATCCCGTTGTTATGGCAATGACTGCCGCGCTAGATAACGAGCTCACTGAGATAACAAAACTGGCCACACTTCCCACGCTTTATTGTCGAATTGACGAACTGGACTCGCAAACACTGGACCACTTAGCCTGGCAATTCAACGCGGATACCTGGCGCAGAAGCTGGCATCTCCCGCTAAAAAGGTCGGTTATCAAATCCATTATTATGAATAAACGCAAGAAGGGAACTCGCTGGGCGGTAGAAGATGCTGTCAGTAGTTTGGGGGCAAATGTCACCGTTGTTGAGTGGTGGGAAACAACGCCTCCTGGAGAGCCACATACCTTTGCTGTCACGTCGACCGTTAACCATTTTTCGGGTCAGGTACCACCGGGTGAAATGCTTGATGATATAAATCGGCGAATTACGTCAATTAAACCTGCCCGTTCACATTACACGTTTAATCAGGCTATTTCGGTAACCGGTAATGTTGTGCTGATGGGGAGTTTTAAATCCTTCAACTATAGGCGTCTGGCGGGCCGGGAAGGCCAACAGGCTCATTTGATCAATTAGTAATAGCCGCCATGTATTAAGTGCTCATTAGTTATATCGAATCTCATATATCGCAGGATTAATCATGTCTGATATCGTTATTACCATCACCGACGCAGGTCGTCGGGAAATTATTAACGCCTCGAATACCGGCAGCGCGCCCGTTTTAATTTCTACTATTGGGATTGGTACGCAAAGATATGTGCCTAACCCCAAGCAAACTGCCTTGAAATCCGAGTTAAAAAGAATAATGACATTTGGTGGCTCAATAGTCGCACCCGACACGATCCACATATCAGTTAAAGACGATTCAACTGATGTTTATCGACTCTATGAATTCGGGTTATATACAGATAAAGGCACTTTGTTTGCGGTATATTCTCAGCCATTACCTATTGTCGATAAAACTGCGTCGTCGATCATGTTGCTGTCGGTCGATATTGTCCTTCAGACACCAGATGCAGCCAATATTAAATTTGGTGATATTGAATTTATCAATCCTCCGGCGACTGAACAGATTGCTGGGGTCGCAAAATTAGCCACATTTGCTGAAGCGAAAGCAGGAGTAGAGTCTCAAAAAATATTAACGCCGAAGATTGCTGCCAAGACTTATATTTCAATTGATAAATGCCTGGACGAGATTAAAAAAATGGGAACGCGTGCTGCAAACAGTGCGCTACCAGTTGCAGGTACGGCAGTTTCAGCTAAAAGACTTGTATTCTCTCGTCGAATTTCTGGTGTAGTTTTTGACGGGAGCAGAGATATCGCACTTACAGCGAGAGATGTGAATGCGTTACCGGTAAATGGCACGGCAGATGCGGCCAAAAAACTGGCTTTCTCCCGCCAAATTGCTGGTGTGCCCTTTGACGGAACAAGAGATATCAGGCTTTCAGCAAGAGATGTGGGTGCGTTACCGGTAAATGGCACGGCAGATGCGGCCAAAAAACTGGCTTTCTCCCGCCAAATTGCTGGCGTGTCCTTTGACGGCACCAGAGATATCCGGCTTTCGGCGAGAGATGTAAATGCGTTGCCGGCAAATGGCACTGCGGAAGCGGCCAAAAAACTGGCATTCCCTCGCCGAATCTCTGGCGTGCCCTTTGACGGAACCAGCGATATTACATTGCCATTTATTAACACCACAGACATGAATGTCAGGCTGCCCGGGAACGGTAATATTGCAGGTGACTTACGTGCCGGGCGTGTTCTGTCTAAGTCTAATATCGTCGTCGGTGAGGGCAACTCTGGTGGTTATGCATTTATTAATCCTGCGGGTAATATCAACGGCCGGCAATGGGGCGGCTGGCTATCTACCCGCACTGCGCGAGCATTTGGCGTATTTAACGCTAAAACCGGCGCTGTTGCTGGATCGGTGGGTATCGGGAGAGTAACAAGAAACTCGGAAGGGAACTATACCGTTGTTTTTTCCAGCGAGATGCCCGGTACGTATGCCGTAATTGTTGGGATAGACGGTGACGTCAGCACACATGAACCAACGGTAACGTCAAAAACAAAAACAGCATTTCGCATTATTACGTTCGTTGACTCCAGGCATATTTACCTTCACCGAGACCTAAATGAAGTTCAATTTGTCGTTTTCAGCACAGGAGAATAAAATGTGAAATATTTAGATATTCGCCCCAGCGAAGTGGCTGTTCATGATGATTTGCGTGTTGTTGATGAAGAGATTATCTATGACGATTTGTGTGTTGCTGTGTATGAAGATGAGACTGGGATGTCTGTAGTAAACTTTAACAGTCAATCCAGTCTCAATCGTTTTGTACACCATGATAATTTCCTTATCATTGAACGCAGCACGTTACCAGACCAAAAATACCAGGCTGCCTGGGAATTTAATGATAATCGCCGCGGTATTGTAGTTAATCCGGAAAAGTTAAAAGCGCTTTTAGTATCAGAAGCAGAACGAACTAGGGATTATAAGCTATCGCTTGTTCGAGAAGAAATGGCTGATCTACGGTCGGACTTAATACTTGATATCATTACTGACGCTGATCGTGAAAAGTTAGTGGCAATTAAGAAGTATATCACTGACCTGAAGAATTTAGATCTATCAACTGCGCCGGATATTGAGTGGCCGGTTGCTCCGGTATAAAAGGGAGTG